ATTTGTAGGAAAGGATGGCAGATGCACAGTAAGATTAAGATAATACTTGGACCACCAGGCACAGGTAAAACTGAAAACCTACTGCGGATCGTGGACCAGGAACTTAAAGACGGCACCCCTCCTGATAGAATTGCCTTTGTTAGTTTTACTACAAAAGCCACAGATGAGGCACGTGATAGAGCAAAAGCAAAGTTTAATTTGACAGATAAAGATTTCCCTTATTTCTGTACACTACACGCATTTGGTAAAAGACAGATGGGTTTNGCAAGGTCAGAGATAATGGACAGCAAAGATTATTCTGAATTTTCTAACAAGTATGGTGTAGATTTAAGNAGAGTGACAGCTGATTGGGAGGACAATGGAATTGTNACTACNGATAACAAATACATAAGAGATATAAACAAATCAAAAATGCAAGANATGGAGCTGCAAGATTTTTACAATAAATCTAACTTGGATTACGCGTGGGAAGAATTACTGTGGGCGTATAGATCTTTTGAAGACTATAAACAAACACACAACAAATTTGATTTTACGGACATGCTTACACAGTTTGTTGAATTTGGTAGCACACCACAGCTAGACGTTCTTATCGTTGACGAGGCACAAGATCTTACAAGACTACAGTGGAGAATGTGCAAAAAGATATGGGAAAAATGTAAAAGAGTTTATGTAAGTGGTGATGATGACCAGGCAATATTTAGATGGATGGGTGCTGACGTGGAGCACTTGATAAACATGGAGGGTGAAGTTAGTGTACTAAAACAATCTTATAGATGTCCTTGGTCTGTGCATGCAATAGCACACGACATTGTAAAAAGAATTAACAAAAGAAGAGAAAAGATTTGGCAACCAAGAGACGTAGAAGGTGAAGTTAGATTTCACGAATATGCAGGTTATGTTGACATGAGTGAAGGCCAGTGGCTTGCTCTTGCAACCTGTAGTTATATGTTAGATGATGTGCAGTCTGATTTAAAAAATTTAGGTTTACCTTTTAATGTTGATGGTAAGGCGCCAATAAAAGAAAGTTTAATTAAAGCTGTAAGCGCATGGAAAAGATTACCATATCAAAGTATATCTTATTCGGATGTTATTGCCGTATATTCTAATTTAAAAGTTGGCGAAGGCATTGAAAGAGGATACAAAGGTGGTAAGACATTGGAAGAAAATAAAACATATAGTATAGAGGAGTTGTGTATGCATCATGGTTTATTAAATGTGGATAGACCATGGGATGTAGCTTTTAAAACAATGGGTGAAGAAGACAAATCATATATAAAATCTTTAGAGAGACACAACGCTTTAGAACAAAAACCTAGAATAAATTTAAGCACAATACACAAATCAAAAGGTGGGGAGTGTGACAACGTAATACTATTAACAGATTTATCACGCGCTAATCAGGATGAAATGGAGATTGATTCTGATGACACAAACAGAGTTTTTTATGTAGGGGTGACGCGTGCTAAAAAATCCTTACATATAATTACACCACAACGAGAGAGAGGATTTATCATATGAGTGTGAGTAAAGAAAAGATACTAGAAATGGCTAGTAAACTTATCTCTAATGACAGAAATGTGTCACATGGTGATGCGTTTAAAAATCATGCAGAGATAGCAGAATATTGGAATATATACCTTGACGACAAGCTACAGCCAATGGCTAGCATTACAGCTGATGATGTAGCAGTCATGATGATACTGTTAAAGATATCACGAAAGAATCAAGGTAAAAAGTTTAACTTGGATAACTTTGTTGACATGGCAGGTTATGCAGCAATAGCAGGAGAAATAGGTGACTCAGGATCTTTTTAATAAGAACGAAGTGAAAGCAGAGTGGTTACATCCCACAGAGTTTCCGTCAATGAAAGGCAAGGAAGTTGTTGCCATAGATTTAGAAACTTGTGATACAGAACTAAAGAAGATGGGTCCTGGTTGGCCAAGAAAGATGGGCAAGGTCATAGGTATAGCAATATCTAGTGGTGACTTTACAGCTTACTATCCTATTGACCATGAGGGTGGTGGCAACATGGATAAAAAACAAATTGTAAAATACATAAAAGGTGTATGCGAAGACGAGTCTATACAAAAGGTATTTCATAACGCACAGTATGACATTGGTTGGTTGAGTGTTTTAGGTATAGAAGTAAAAGGTTACATACACGATACGATGATAGCTGCTGCGCTGTTAAATGAAAATAGATACTCATTTACATTGAACAGCATGGTTGCAGAATATCTTGGTGAATTTAAAAATGAATCATTGTTAAAAGCAAAAGCAGAAGAGTTAGGATTAGACCCTAAAGCTGACATGTATAAATTACCTGCAGAGTTTGTAGGTGAGTATGCAGAAGCTGATGCAAAACTTACATGGCGTCTACACGAAAGATTTGTAGCTGAAATAGAGAAGAATGATTTAACTAAAGTATACGATATAGAGTGTAGATTGATAAGAGTTATCTACAACATGACCAAACGTGGCGTGAGAGTCGATATGGAGAGAGCATATGGTCTTAAAAGAAAGTTACTCAACAAAGAGAAAAAGTATCTTAAAAGAATAAAAGATATAGTTGGACAGGATGTGCAGATCTTTGCAGCACGGTCTGTGGCCCAGGCATTTGATAATGTTAATTTAGAGTATCCACGCACAGCACTTGGTGCACCTAGTTTTACACAAACATTTTTAGATACACATAGTCATGAGCTGCCACGAATGATAACAAAAGCACGTGTGTTAAACAAGCTGCAAGGAACATTCATAGATGGCATATCAAAACACATACACGAAGGTAGATTGCACGCACACATAAATCAAATACGTGGTGACAATGGTGGCACAGTGACAGGTAGGTTTTCTATGTATGCACCAAACTTACAGCAGATGCCTATAAGAAGTGAGTATGGGTCAGAATTACGTAAACTATTTATACCTGAACCAGGAGAGTATTGGTTATCAGCAGACTATTCACAACAAGAGCCACGCATATTGACACATTTTGCCATATTAAATAAAAATGAAGGAGCAGAAGAGGTACAACAAGCATTTGTAAAAGGATTAGACTTCCACAAACAGACAGCAGAAATGGCAGGAATTGACCGTAGACTAGCTAAAACGATAGGTTTGGGGGTAATGTACGGTATGGGGTATAAAAAGCTCGCTGTGGACCTAGATATAGCCCCTATTGAGGCAAAAGACATGCTAAAAGAGTTTAGAGAAAAGGTTCCGTTTATGCAGGGCATGTTGGAAGCAGTGATGAACCGTGCAAATCAAATAGGATCTGTGCGAACGTATCTTGGTAGAAGATGCAAGTTTGATCTGTGGGAGCCGGCATGGTATGAGGCTGGTGTATTTCACAAAGCATTGCCACACAATGAGGCAACAACAAAATGGGGTGGATCCATAAAAAGAGCTGGAACGTACAAGGCGTTAAATAGGCTAATACAAGGAACAGCTGCGGATCAAACCAAAAAAGCCATGGTTGATATATACGAGCAGTTAGGTATAATACCTTTGATACAGGTTCATGATGAGTTGAACTGTAGCGTAAAATCTGATAAAGAGGCAAAAGAAATAAAAAATATTATGGAAAATTGTATAGAACTAAAAGTGCCCTCTAATGTAGATTACAAAATAAAAGACAATTGGGGAGATGCCAAGTGAGTATAAATAAAGAAGCAAGAAAAAAAAGATTAGAAAACAAAAAAAATAGCTTTGCTATAAACCCGGAGCAGATGGAATTTGAAAGAAGAAAAGTACTTGAACAAATGTCTTCAAAAATTGATCGTAAAAAGCTCAACAATATGGCAGCAGTTGCGGCAACAAAAGAGCCAGAATACTTTGACGAAGAAGGAAACAAACGCGAGCCGACCCTCCGCATTCTATCACTCGGTGCAGGGGTTCAGTCATCCTGTTTGGCGCTCATGGCACAAGAAGGATTAACAAAGCATAAACCAGATTACATGATATTTGCAGACACAGGGTGGGAACCTAAGTTTGTATACGAACACGTAGAATACTTAAAAAAGGCGATAACTATTTGTCCTATTCTCACTGTGCAACGAGGGAACATCCGTGAAGATCTCATTCGCGCAGCGAACCCAGAACCAGGGTCAAAAGAAGAGGAGAAATCTTTTGCTGGGCGTGTGCCAAACCCTCCACTGTTTGCTGCACGTCCTGGTGGAAGAGTTGGTATGTTGTACAGACAATGCACACATGACTATAAAGTTATTCCTATACAAAAAGAGATAAGAAGATTGTTAGGTGTAAAGCCAAGACACCGTGTAAAGAAAGGCACCATCGTAGAACAATGGATTGGTATATCAACGGATGAAGCCATGCGTATGAAGAATGCTAGATTGCCGTGGTTAGTATCACGTTGGCCTTTAATTGAAATGAAAATGTCACGTATGGATTGTTTACAATGGTACCGTGACATCAAGAAACACCCTATGCCTGGTAAGTCATCATGTATAGGATGCCCTTACCATCACAATGACCAGTGGAAAAACATGCAAAAGAATTATCCAGATGATTTTGCAGACGCTTGTGAAGTTGATGATAAGATTAGACATGGTTTAAAAAATACAACATCAGAATTGTTTTTGCACAAATCAGCAAAGCCACTTCGTGATATAAATTTTTTAGAATCAAAAAAACAAGCATCGTTATTCGGAGAAACTTTTGATGAAGAGTTTGCAGATGAATGCGAAGGATTATGTGGAGTATAGAATGAAAGAAAAAATAATAAAAAGAAAAGAAGAATTAGAAAAACAAATGACTGACCTTGTTAATAAAATTAATCAAGGGAGAGAAGCAATAAGGAACATGGAGTCAAGTGTTGGACAAATTCAGGGTGCCATACAGCAATGTAATTGGACAATAGATCAAATGGAGCTGACAGATGACAAACCATTGGCGAAATAATGAAGAAATGGCTGTTTGGGGCTATGACAAAAAAACCAAGGATTTCCGCCAAATAAAAAGGGCCATAAACACCCCGGTATCAGGCTTTAAGCAAGTGACCCGGGCGATTGTATGGGGCATTTTTATCGTTTTTTACTTTTTTATCTTTGTTTTGCTACTTGCAGGATGTTCGTACCTAAAAAAAGATAGTGATGAAATAATTATTACTGATCTACCACCGTTGGAACAAAAAACAGATGTTGTTGCGTGTATAAAAATGCAGGATGCGTGCAATGACTAAATACGTTTTACAAAGTTACAAAGAGAAAAGAAAAATATATCCATATGAGGAGACAACAGCGTACTACTATGGACCTAAACAAAGCTGGATGAAAGAAATTAAAGATGAGAAAAGTATGGAAAGAAGAAGAAATAAAATTAGCAAAGGAGTTAAAGAAAAAATATAGTGCATCGCAAGTAGGGTTGTACTTTGGTGTAACAAAAAATTCTATTATAGGATTATTGTACAAAGAAAAATTAAAAGAAGGTTATGTGCCAGCTCCTGATTCTAAGTACACGGTAAGAAAAAATTTATGATAAGAAAAAAATTGGATCGTTATGTACAAATACTTAATAACATTGATGGAGACTCAGATAAATTTTTGTGGATTATGGATTTCGGAAAAAATTCCGTACAGTTCGATGACCAGCATCGAGTGCCATCTTTTGAGGTTAAAGGCTGCCAGTCTCAGACCTGGTTGGTCCCCCATTTCGTTGAGGATAAAATATATTTTACTGCTGATTCAGCTGCACTTATATCAAAGGGTATGGTTAATCTTATTGCGGACGTGTACAGTGGATCTTCGGCCCAGGACATAAACGACTTTGATCAAAACGAGTTTAATAAATTAAAATTAGATACATTACTGACACCAGGTAGAAACAATGGTGTGCACAGTATGTTAAAGAAAGTTAAATTTTATTCTAGTCAACGTGCTCTATAATTTTTTTTATTTTAAGAACACCTTCTAAGTCTGGTTCTAATTCTGCCACTACACGACCACACTCATAGCGAATAACATTTGCTCTATTGTCCGACAAGTTGCGCTCACTTTCTCTCTTAACTTTAAGGCAGTGAGATAAGCCTTCTGTTTTCATGAACCCATCCATAGACCCGTTCACTATCATCATCATCGCGAAAACTGTTTCAACCACCATTGTATCTTACTTTATCTTTTAACATTTCTACATCTTTTTGTAGTTTTTCAACTTGCGTTTGTATAAAATCTATATTTATATTATTACTTTCAATAGATTGCACTTCTTTTTCCATGCCCTCATTTTGACCGGCTAGAAACTCGATGAGCATGTACAATTCTTGATTTACGGGGGTTTGTTCGGCTTTTTTTAGTAAGTCTGCTTCCATTAATTGTTTTGCAGTTTCTAATTGTGTAATTCTTTGAATTAATCCAAAGTAAGCCCATGTTCCTACAGCAACTAATGTGATAAGGCTAACAACCGTTTTAAGTGGCATCTGCACATTTGTTTGCTCAGAGACCTTCATGTNATTTACTTAGATAACGGATTATCAGACTTCTTTTTAATTTCTTTAATTTGTATGTCTTGTAATTCGTTTTCTTTTGATACTATTGCTGTGGCTTTGCTTAATTCTTCTACAGCTTCTTCTAATTCCCAACCGTATTCTTCTAACGCTTGTAAAGCATCATATATAGGTTGTAAGTCAGCTGGTTCTGGCAGCATGGCTATTTGCTCTCTAACTTTACCTATTTCTTTAAATACAGATGTTAAATCAACAGGTACAATTTTATCGTCTACTTTTTTAATTCTATCAATTAAATCTACTTTGTATTCGTTAGCATATAATAAAGCTTCGTCTATCTTTGCAGCTAGTTCTTTATCTTTCGCTACAAGTGGTGATAAATCTACAGATGGTGCTGATTCTATTGCGTCAAGACGTGTATTAAACTGGCCCCAGGTGTAAAAACCTCCGCCTATGGCCCCTATAACGCCAACTAGGGCTGCATATGTTGATAATTTTTCTATGATTTTCATTAGTTACCTCTTAATAGTTTGAGTTCTAGCATAATGCCAGCTTTTTGTATAGCCAATTCTTCTAGCTCACGCTTGTATACAGTCACAGGATCTGTTTGAATATATGCCACAAGTGTGACATTTTCGTATATTTCTTTGTTGTAAGCTATCATGCTGGCTTGGTTGAAAAAGTCGTCATTGACTTCGTATTGGAGGCCCTTATCCTTGTAAAAATCCTTGTTTGAATAGGAATCTAGGTTAACGACCTCCTTAAATATATCTTTTGGATTGACGGTTATTTTTATTTCACCAACATCCACATTTTTAATCTTTATATTCTTGCTGACTTCGATATTCTTAGTCTTGATTCCTCCTTTGTCAGCAACATCTGTGTCTCCCACTGTCTCTTCTTCATTCGAAGCAGTCTCTGAAACGCTTTCTTCCGATCCCGACTCTTCTTCCAGTGTTTCTTCAGAACCCTCGCTAGATTTTTCATCCTCTTTGGGGTCTTCCATGGTATCTTCATTTTCAGCTACCTCCATCTCTTCTGCCTCTTCTTCAGGCATTTCCATGGTATCTTCCTCTGTTTCCGTTTCAATGTCAACACTTTCTTCTTCAGCAACCTCCATTTCTGGTAGCTCTTCGTCCATCTCCATTTCAACAAATTCTTCTTCCATCTCTTCTGTCATCTCCATTTCTGGCATTTCTTCTGATACGACTGTAAACGCATCTTCCATGTCTGCAGGCATTTCCATCTCTTCAAATTCTTCTGGCATTTCTATAATCTCAAATTCTTCTGGCATTTCGTAAACAGAAAATTC